ACTACTTTCACATGGACCGTATCCCAACTCGACTGCTACCCGCAGTATGACAATCAGACTGACGTAGTGTTCACCGTTCACTGGACCTGCTCCGGCACAGACGGCACTTACAATGGCTCGGTCTACTCGACCTGCTCAGTTACTTATGTAGCTGGTACGCCCTACACGCCCTACGCTGACCTGACTCAAGACATCGTACTTGGCTGGATCTGGGCTGGCGGTGTAGATCAAGCATCTGCTGAAGCCGCTGTGCAGACGCAGATCAACAATCAGATCAACCCCCCAGTCGTTTCACCTCAACTTCCTTGGATTAATTAAATGGAAAACGCAATCGTATCTATTGCCCTCCTGAACGCCATCCTTCAGCACTTGGGTACTCAACCCTACGCTCAGGTATTCCAGTTGATTCAGGCCATCCAGAAGGAAGTGGCGGATTCTAAAAAACCAGAAGAGAGCTAATTGAAATGGCTACCCTATCGGAAGTAGACCACAAGATTGATGCCCATGTGGACGTTTGTGCCGTCCGATACGAGGGTATTGAGCGTGAGATGAGAGGTGTTCACGCAAGGATTAAACGTCTAGAACAGATTCTTATCACTGGAGGGGGGGCAATAATTATGTTGCTCGTGACAATGATAATGAAGGGGCATTGATGGAACTTGTTGAGCTTTTTCTCAAGGCTTGGCCGGTACTGTTAGGTATCGTTACGTTAATCATTGTGCTGTCAAAACTTGACTTGCGGGTGGCTGTGCTAGAGGAGAAGGTCAAGAGTGCGTTTGAGATCATCAACAAGATGAAGGACAAGCAAAATGGCTAACTTTGAACAAGCCTTTGAGCAAATGATCCGCGACGAAGGCGGTTACGTTCTTCACACTATTCCCGGTGACACCGGAGGAATGACCTATGCAGGAATTGCACGAAACAAAAACCCCCAGTGGGGCGGATGGAATCTCATTGACCACAAAGAAATCAACAATCCGCTCCTTACTGGAATGGTACGTGGATTCTATAAAACTGAGTTTTGGGATCGTCTTAGAGCGGATGAGATTGCGAATCAAGTGGTTGCGGAATCGGTTTTCAACTTCGGCGTAAACACTGGCTTGTCTGTTGCGGTCAAGTTGGCGCAGTTGATTGTTGGTGCTACGCCAGATGGTGCGGTTGGCCCTGCTACGCTGCAAAAGTTTAACAATGCAGAACCTGAATCGTTCAAAAAAGCCTACGCGCTGGCAAAAATTACTCGTTACGCAGACATTTGCAACAAAAACCGTGCCCAGTCCAAGTTCCTTCTCGGCTGGATCAACCGTACATTGTCCGGACTAAAGTAATGAATCTTATTGGAATCGGGAGCATCATTGAAGGCGTGGGTAAGGTCGCGGGTGACCTCATTACAACAGACAAGGAACGCCTTCAAATGGCGCTGGAGGAGCGCAAGCTCGACCTTGAAGAAAAGCGCATTGACCAAGCTACAGACCTCGCGCAAGTGGATATTAATAAAATCGAAGCGGCGTCTACTAGCCTATTTGTCAGCGGCTGGCGTCCTGCTGTGGGCTGGATTGGGGTTCTGGGTTTGGCTTACCAGTTCCTTGGGTATCCGCTGATGCAATGGCTCTGGGCTTTTGGTCAAGGGGTGGATATAATTCCGAAGGAACTGCAACCTCCGCCCGATCTTGACGTTGAGCAACTCATGACGTTGCTTGCTGGGCTGCTTGGGTTTGGCGGCATGAGGTCGTTTGAAAAACACAAGGGAGTGGCCGCAAAATGACAGTCGCAGCGGTAATGACGTATGACTCTTTAGTCAACGACATTTCAACCTACCTTGAGCGGACTGACACGGCTACGCTAGACAAGATCCCGCAGTTCATCATGTTTGCGGAGCAGGTTCTGGCGTCGGAGATCAAGTTCCTTGGCAACTTGACGGTGGCTGACGGGACGATGACCGCGAGCGACCCGGTGATAGACAAGCCTGCGCGGTGGAGAAAGACCGTTTCCTTCAACGTCACAACGGGTGGTGAGCGCTATCCGGTGTTCTTGCGCAAGTACGAGTATTTGCGTGAGTATTGGCCAGACGACACTCAGACGGGGCTACCTGCGTTCTATTGTGATTACGACTACACGCATTGGCTAGTGGCCCCTACCCCCGAGGAGGCGTACTCTTTTCAGGTGCTGTACTACGAGCGCAATCAACCGTTAGATTCAGCGAATCAGTCTAACTGGTTCACGCAGTACGCTCCGCAGGCGATGCTTTACGGATCCTTGTTGCAAGCGATGCCGTTCCTCAAGAACGATGAGCGGATCCCAGTCTGGCAGGCAATGTACGACAAGGCGATTGCATTACTCAAGCAAGAAGACTTGACCAGAGTAGGCGATCGTCAAACGATGGTGAAAGACTCATGAGTTTCAACAGCCCATTCACTGGCAACGTAATCCAGCCAACGGACGTTTCTTACGCTGCTTATGCCTTAACGTCTACTACGGGGACCATTCAGCTTGAGTGGCCCCTGAACGGTAACGACACGGAATACGTTGCCGCGAGGGTGATGCAGGTCAGCACGACTAGCTCATCGTATGAGTTATGGATGCCACCGGCCAATCAAGCATCGGTAGGTCAGGATGCTCTGATCTACAACACGGGCGGGGTTACGCTGACGGTCAAGTCTTTTGGCGGGGCGAGCACGATCGTGTCAATCCCTTCGACGGGTGGAAGTGCTCAGTACATCTTCATCACGTCAAACGCGAATACAACGGGGACGTGGGGTGTCATAGCGTTTGGGTCCACTACGACCAACTCAAATGCTGCAACGCTTGCCGGGTATGGTTTGACGGCCATCGGGGCAACGCTTAATCAGTCTCAGCCTACAACTACGTTTGCTTCTAACTACACCGCGGTGGCGGCAGATAGAGCGAGTGCTTACGTTTGGACGGGTGGCGGTGGTACGTTGACTTTGTCTTCTGCCTCAACGCTCGGGAACAATTGGTTTTTCTTGATCCGGAACGGTGGGACTGGGACGTTGGCGGTAACGCCTAGCGGTGGCTCTCTGATCAACGGCTCTGCTTCGCTTGACCTGCAGCCGGCTGATTCGTGCTTGATTTCAAGTTCGGGGACGGCGTTCTACTCTGTCGGTCTAGGCAAGAGCACGGAGTTCAACTTTACGCAGTTGACCAAGGCGGTTACCTTCGCAGGGTCTCCGTACACACTTACATCTTCCGAGGCGGCCAACGTCATCCAAAAGTACACTGGGGTGCTGACCGGTAACGTAGTTGTCAACCTGCCGCAGACCATTCAGGTCTACTACATCACCAATCAAACATCGGGCGCGTACACGATTACGTTCCAGACCGGGATTTCTGGTGGGGCCACTGCGGTTGTCCCGTCGGGGCAGCAGGTTATTTTGCTGTGTGACTCGGTCAACCTTTACAACGCATCAACGATCGCTGCCGGGGCAAGCACTCTTGCGTTGGCCAATGGAACGGTTAGCGCTCCGTCCTTGAGCTTTTCATCGGAAAGCGGTACGGGTATTTATCGACCTGCTTCTGCAGAATTCGGTATTGCGGTCCTTGGGGCCCAAGTGCTTAATGTAACGGCCTCTGGGATTGTGGTCACCGGGACGGCATCGATTGGAAGCGGCGTGACCGGGGGAATTGCTGGCGGGACCTTCTGATGACTGCGAAGGTCTTTCAGTTAGACACCAAGCCGGGGGTCCAGAGGGACGGGACAGTCTTTGATAAAGACTTCTATGTTGACGGTCGGTGGGTGAGGTTCCAGCGTGGGCGACCGAGGAAGATCGGTGGGTACGCAGCCATCTCGGATCAGTTGACTGGTCCATCTAGAGGGGTGTGGGTCAACCCGTCTAATGGCTTCAACCAAATTTTCAGCGGTTACAACAACGGTTTGCAGTCGCTTTCGGTTGACAACAACGGCATCGGGGCTGGTGTTGCTGACTATACGTTGAACAACTTCACCGCGAACAATCTAAACCTTTGGCAGTTTGACGGGTTCTATGATGTTGGAAGTGGAGGGGTCGGTTCTATTCTTGCGCATCCCGGAAACAATCTCGCTCAGATTGACTCAACGGCAGACACCCCGGTTTTGATTGGGGACATTAACGGAACGACGTTGTCTCAGATCGGGACGTTCACTGACGCCAATGCTTACCTGACGACTGGATCACCAACGGTTACGTTAAGTCAAGCGAACATCTTAATTGGCGCAGGGCAGACGGTAACGGGGACGGGGATCCCGGCCAACACTACGGTTGTTTCAAAGGTTGAGGCTGCGGACATTCTTTCGTCTGTTGCGGTTACTGGGACTGCTGGGCAGTTGTCCTGTACGGCAACTTCGGGTCTTTTCGTTGGACAGTCGGTTTCTGTTACTGGCACAACATCTCCGCAGGCTCTGGCAAGCGTAGCAATCACAAGCACGGGCGGTGCTTTTTCTTGCACCGCAACAACCGGGTTGTACGTTGATCAACCTGTTTACGTTACCGGAACCCAGACCGGTGTTGCGTTATCTGGGGTGGCGGTTACGGGAACGGCAGGGCAGTGTTCTTGTACTGCGACGAGTGGGTTGTATATCGGTCAGGCTGTGGTGGTCTCTGGGCCGTTCTCAGGGAGCGCCACGGGGATCTCGTCTGGACTGACCTACTACATCATTGCGACTGACGGCACGACGACGTTTACGTTGTCTGCTACTTCTGGCGGGACTGCGATTACGACGACGGCTGGGACAACCACCGGGCTGGTGTTCACGGTGCAGCAGTTCACTGGGGTTACGTCAGGGACAACGTATTACATTACGGCAACTAACGGAACCTCGACGTTCACGTTGTCTGATTCGATTGGTGGGCCATCGCTGACAACGGCGACAAACAGCGTGTCTGGGTTGGTATTTTCCGTTCCCAAGAATACGGGTTTAACGTCGGGGACAACGTACTACATCATCGCCACCAACTACTCGACCACCTTCACATTGTCGGCCACGAGTGGTGGCTCGGCCATTGCGACGATTGTGAATTCGACGACTGGTTTGGTGTTTACATTGGGTTCGTACACCAAGGTTGTGCTCTCAAACAACGCGACCGCGACTGGGAACTATACGCTTACGTTCAACAATAACGTCGCGGTCTCTGGTGGGGTTGTGTCGCTGCACCCTTATGTTTTTGTCTACGGCAACAACGGGTTGATTAGGAATTGTGCCGCAGGCAACGCTCAGGATTGGGTCTCTACGGACGCCAATGAAGTCAACGTGGCGACCGGGAAGATCGTTCAGGGGTTACCCGTCAGGGGTGGATCGAACGCGCCTTCTGGGTTGTTCTGGAGCCTTGATAGTTTAGTTCGCGTTTCGTACATCGGCGGATCAGGGACTCCCCCTCAGTTCTGGCGATACGACATCATCACGAGTCAGTCGTCAATTTTGTCGAGCCAGTCGGCCATTGAGTACGACGGGGTGTATTACTGGTGTGGCGTTGATCGGTTCCTGCTGTACAACGGTACGGTCAAAGAGATCCCAAACAACTTCAACCAGAATTACTTTTTTGACAATCTGAACTATAGCCAGCGCCAAAAAGTTTGGGCAACAAAGGTTCCTAGATTTGGCGAGGTCTGGTGGTTTTATCCTCGTGGAAATGCGACGGAGTGTACTGACGCCATCATCTACAACACCCGAGAAGGGGTCTGGTACGACGCGGGAGAGGCTTTAGGTGCGAGAAGGTCCGCAGGGTACTTCTCTCAGGTGTTTGCACGTCCAGTGGCCGCCGGGTGGGAGATTCCTGACGTAGAGATTGTATTCACGCAATCCATGACTACTGTCAGCGGCAGTGCGTTTATTAACTTAAGCACGTTCAACACTCAGGTGGTTATTGGGCAGGTTGTCTCTGGCGCTAATATTGTTAGCGGGACTACTGTTAGCACTATTACTTCTAGCGCCATCCAAACGCTTGGCGCGGTTACTGGGGGCTCTGGGTACACGAACGGAACCTACACCAATGTACCCCTCACGGGCGGTAGCGGAGCGAATGCTACGGCTACGGTGGTGGTTAGCGGTGGTGCGGTGACGACGGTGACGATTACTCTGCGCGGCGCTGGTTATGTGGTTGGGAATACTTTGAGTGCGTTAAATACCAACCTTGGCGGGACGGGTGCTGGGTTTTCGATTCCTGTCAGCAATATCTTTGCTCAGACAATCAAGTTATCCGTTGCCGCTTCTGGCAGCGGGACTCAGGTCTTGACGTTCAGTACGCCGGAAAATCGAATTTCAATGTGGCAGCACGAGATCGGAACTGATGCGGTTCAGGGTCAAAATGTTCTGGCCATAGATTCGTACTTTGAGACAAGCGATCTTGGGTGGGTTGCCGGGGGACCGCCGGAGCCTTCAATGGTTGGTGAGAATCGTTGGTTGAGATTGGAGAGAGTTGAGCCTGACATCATTCAGAGTGAGGATATGACTCTTGTGGTTACGGGCAGGCCGTTCGCGCAGAGTGAAGATGTTGACTCGGAGCCGTACACGTTTAGTCCGAGCACCGGGAAGGTGGACATGAGGGAGCAGCGACGGGAACTCCGGTTGCGTTTCCGTTCTAACGTGGTCGGTGGAAATTATCAGTTAGGCAAGTTGCTATTGAGTGCGACGATTGGCGATGTGAGGCCGTACTGATGGCTCAGGCGCTAGTTTACGACCCTAGGTATCATACGTTTGAGTCTTGGGCTGCTTTGATGTGTGAGTTGTACGCGGCGCAGCAGTTAGAGATCCCGACTCAATTTACTGACTGGAAGTTGTGGGGTAATGGGATTAAGGCGATTGACGTTTTTACTAACGAAGCCATTCCAAGCACAGACAATTACGACAACTGGTTTGACTGGGCTGCTGCTTTGTTAGGTACGGTCAATCCTGCAGCAGGATAATAGAGGTCAACAGTATGGTTGGTGGAGGATCAACTAAAGTGCCTGTGTATTCAGATGGCACTAACTGGAAAGTGGGTTAAGATGGCGCGAAACTACAAAGGCGAATACAACCAAGCCCTAGAACCGGGTGATATAGAACCCGATACCATAGATACCCGCAACCAATATGCGCCTATTAAAGAAGGCACCGCTGCTGGTGATGCAGCCCGTGCAGTATGGCAACCCGGATATGAAACCCTCCTCCAACAGATGGGGGCTATTCAAGGTCAGGTAGATATTTACAAAGGTAGATCTCCTTTATCTGCCGATACGCATATGAAGAACATTGCCACGTCTCTTGCAAGGGACTATGGCATTAAAAGCATTGGGGATATTGGTGTAAGGCAGGTTCCTTACTCAGAAATGGTCCCAATAATGGGAGGGATTGGAGAGAGTGAACACATTGCTGGTTACGAACGTGTAGAAAGAACCATTCCTGAATACTTTAATAAGAACGATCAAACAAAAATAATCCCCGCTGCTAAGTTTGCGTCTGAGGGGGCGGGTGATGGGTACAGTAACTACAACCTCCAACCAATTCAACAGGCTGACGGATCGACAATTGTTGTGCCTGTGCAGCAGTACAGCAAGTCTGGCTTGGGGGCGTTTGTAGAAGATCTCGGGCCAGTGCTGCCGCTTATAAATGTTGCGTTGTCGTTTGCTGGTGTTCCGCCTCTCTGGCTGGCCGCTGGCAACGTAGCTCTTCAAACCGGTGCTGGAAATGTTAAAAACATCGGGGACGCTCTTGAGGTTGCCGCTCCATTCCTTATTCCCGCTGCGGTCAAGGAGCTTGCTGCCGGCACTGACTTGGTTGGATCGGATTGGGCTACCTCTGGCGCAGGTACGTCTGCGGCTACGATTCCGGCCGATGTGGCTGCGGGGTTGTCTTCTAGTGCAGTAGGACAAGCGGTCTCTAACCTATCAAATCAAGCGCTTACGGGGCTTGCTGCCGATGTTGTTGGCAGTGCTGCGCTAAGTGGCCTTAGTGCGGCTATATTTGACAAAGACATAGGAAAGTTTGCTGCACTTGGTGGGGTTAGTGCTCTTGCGTCCGGTGCTGGGAAGGCTGTCTTTGATGCAACGGGGAACCGGGCATACGCCAACGCGGTCTCTTCTTCTTTAAATGCCCTTGCTGAAACCGGAGAGATTGAGAGGGCTATTGCGTATGGCGGAGTTGCTGGCGTTACCACTCTTGTTAACCAAACAGTTACGAATGCAACAAAAAATCCAATTATTGGTCAAGCCGCGCAATTGGGTGCTGTGTCTGCCATTACTGGTCAGCCAGTAGCAACTGGGGACTTAATAGATCTTGGCAAGCAAGTTTTAGATTATCAAACAAGAAACAATGCTGCAAATGATTCATCTGCTCAGACCGCACCAATTGTTGATGGAACCGGCAATGCAATTCCGGGTTCGGCCGCTGGAAACGATACCGCTACGGGTGGATC